CTATCTAACCTAGGTCCACCATACTCTTGTATTGTTATCATCGATTGCGGAATTCCATAACATGATAACAATGCTTGTATGCTTCGTTTAGTTCCTTTTGATTTTAATAATAATGGTAAATTGTTAACAATACGACGCCAAACAGAATATGTCATATCTTTACCTGACATCGATGTTCCATTTACCGACAATGAAGATGTAGTAGGTGCACCTGTTTTATCAGTACCATATACATATTGCCATAAATCTTGATATTGATTTCCGTCAGTTAAATTCCATCCAAATTGTTTTGCAACCGAAAATAATAAATCATTCGGCATACCTAATTTTGGATTTTCTTCACGCGTATGCATTTTAGTCATAGCATTAATATACATATATAATATGTCATAATGATGACCTAACATGTTAACAAATAAATCTAAATTTTCATTTGATTTATCTAAACGAATGAATTCCGGTATTGCTCGTACCAATGAATTATTATTTAGTTTGTCATAAAGTGACGCGGAATCTATAATTCCGCTATACCAGTTATTAAACTGATTGCTATTAACTGCGTATAATGAATATGGAGAAGTATTATTCGATTTAGGTACAGGTATAATATAACTACCTGTTAATTGAAATACATTTGGAGATTCTAATGGAATATCATGTGTCGTTAATTTAGATGATGATTCAAAATATAAAAACTTTTCAAATGCATCGAATCCACTAATTAAGTTAGTTCGTTGGGTTTCATATTCTTTAGCATTGTTAATTGCAGTACTACCCGAAATTAAATTAATAGATGCAGATTGTTGCGAGTAATATTCTAATAATTCTAATTTAAACTTAAAGTTTTTTATACGTTCTGTTGCTGAACTATAAAATACAAAGTTATTAAAATCGGAAAAATTTAAATTTAATGGAGTTCCGGCTAAACTACCAGAAAAATATGAATCTACAATTTGTTGAGATGTCTGTACAGATGTTCCTAATAAATCCGTCCATGTTTTAAAATCAGTATCTGTTGATATAGTAAGATTTGATGAATCTGCATTAAAATTAGGTCCTGATAATGTATTAAATGTTTTTAAAACATCTGGCTTTGTTACAGAAACGCGATCGAAGTATGGATCTCGCAATTCTTTAACAACCCAACATTTTAAATTTTCTTCATATTCATCAGGTAATTCATCTTGTAATTTAACGTATAAATATTCACCAATTACAACACTATTAATAAACTTAAAACATTTATTTCTGCTAAAATTTAATAAATACGTTTCATGGTACTGTTTGACATTTTTTCGTTTTGAACGTAAATCATCAGCAGTAGCAAACCCAACTTTAGGTAATACAACCGGTGTAGTTACGTTAATAGATTCACGTGTATGATTTACACCTTTAATATATTTTACTACTTGCTGTTTAAATTTAGCATCGCCAGGTGTAATAGCTCGTAATCTAATTTCTTTACGATCTGGTGAAATTTGATCAACGTATAAATATTGTTGATTATAATCACCTATTAAATTTTCAAAAAAGTTAACAACTATATGGAAATTACCGGTAGTAACTTTTAATTGATTTAATTCATTTCGTAAATTAATACCAATTGGTGGCGTTTTATATTGTATAGCTGTTTTGTTTTCATCATATATAACTGGTACTTTAGTATTCGTAACGAAATGATTACCAGTTATCCAAACATCTTCAGCGTATACATGTAACTCAATATTATTCATTAACGCTTCAGGTACATTAATTGGTGTTAATGGATCTGATGTTAATAGACCTAGCTGTTTACTATCGAAACGCATTGCTGCGGTTGCATTTTTCGATAATAATAAATCTTCTTTATTTTTATATTGAGTTAACATATTGTTTTTAACTTTATATTATTAACCGCGCGGACGCCCAATTGTTGTCGCTGACGGTCTTCTGGTCATACTAGTTGCTAATGATGCCGTATCATTAAGTTCATTTAGTTCCCCGGCATATGTATCTATTTCCGTTAATAATTGGTCTAATGAATTATTCGCAATATCGACTTAATACTCAAAGTTTGTATCCAAAACTCGAGCCACAGCACTAACCGTATATCGTTTTTTTATTGGTTCAATAACCAGTACCGAATTTTCGATAGACCCCGAATTTAAAATAATATTACCAGCATCGTCTCTAAGATGAACTGATTTTAAATTCGAAACAGCTTCCGGATCATTGATATATCTATCATTTAAATCAATTGGTGTAATTGGCATATTTTATCTTATTACTTTAAAATATATTTGATCTGTTACGTATTGCTCTTCAATTCCGTTAACAATTTTAAGTTCTAAACGATAATATCGTTCTGGCATAAATCCGTTTAAATCTAGATAAACAAAATTGCTAGTTGAATCACAACTCACTTTAGTATAAATATTATCATACGGAATTATGACTTCATCTGTAGCTGCATCTAATACAGTATAATATGTTGTAGTCGGCAAATATTTAACAGTTTGTTGTGGAAATAAATTCGTTGCAGATTTTAAAGGATATTTATCTCGTGCATATATTCGTATTTTCGCAACTTCAGTATCTTTATACGTAGGTTTAACATTAGTATATACTAAATATGAGTCTGTATTTACCTGGGTTAACGATCCTGTTGTAAAAGTGCTATTATCCCAATACATAACCAATTTAGGTACATATATTGTATGGGTATCTCTACTAAAATATCTAATATAACCAGTAACTGATGTATTTAGTTCATCTGCATCAGAAAATTTTAATATAAATCCATAATTAGGTATAGAATGTCCGTTACTACCACTTAACCAAAGTTTTACCGCATCAGTAACATTCATGGACAGATCTGTTGTTTGATTTGAATATGATTGTGAAATAGTTAATCCTGCAGAAGAACTCATTGAAGCTGATTGATACATCCACGAACCACCACCACTAGATGATCCAGATACATATAAGGTACTAGTACCTATTTGTACAGCTTGACTGCTAGAAATCCATAATGCTCCGGATATTGGATATTTCCATGATACACCGCTAGTAGTAGGATCTGAAATAAATCCCGTTCCATTAGTCCAATTCTCTGCTACTAAATGTGCATTCACTGAATATTCAGCTGGAATGTCAGTAGCAGTAGATGTATATAATTGCATTTGAAATTTACAATCATTAACTGTTTTATTGTATTTTGCTAATGATGCTGAAATTTCAGACATATTGAATTTAACAACTGCGCGCGACAATTGTAATGAATCACCAGCTGATCCAAATCGTTTTCCAATTTCTAATATTTCATCTAATCCGGTGTTATATGTTGGATTAGATTGAAATAAAGTAGCATCTTTTTCAGCATAAAATATTTTAAACATGATTTATCCTTTAATAGCTCGATACACGGCCTCTAATGTCTTGAGATGGAAATTTAACTTCAAATATACTAGGATCTAATGACGGATAAATTACACCATTTTTAGTAGCCGTATCCATACTGTATTGATTACCTGAATAACCTAATGTAGAATCATATAAATTTTTATATTGTATACTTATTACCGATTGTACACCTTTTACAGAGCTAATAGTAGTTATTAAATCTGATTTAATGATAGGCTGATTAATTTGCCAACGATCTATATTGAAAAATTCTTTAACTGCATTAACACATTTCAATAAAACTTCATTATTATTATAATTAGGTAGTACTGTTATTTCGAAGTCAATACCTATATTAATAATAAATGCATCTTTAATATTTACAGCATCTGTTAATATTCTATAATAATCTATATATGTTTGTAAATTTGTTTTTATTGCACTATTTAATCGTACCAATTGTTTATCAGAATTATACCCTAATACATACATATTCATTGCTAACGGATTAGCAATTTGTTGACGTAATAATTCTTTTTGTGAAATTTGATCATCTGGTACTATATATGCTTTTGCTACACTACCATATTTTGATGGCATCGAATACGCACGAATAATATAATCTTCGCGAGTAACTAAACGATTTTGTGTTGCAAATGACGCCATAGCATTTTGTTTGATATCTATCAAACTATCTGCCGTTTTAGCACCAGTTGCTGGTATTTCATTGTTAACCGATACAGTTGATTTAACAAAATTATATAAACTAGA